CTTGGGCATGACGAAGCCCCTTTCCAGGGCGGGTGGATGGCCCCGGTACGGGCCGTGAAACGGGACGGGGTAAGGGCTCTACAGCACGCCGAGCGAGGCGACGAACAGGAACGACGGCGTGGTGCCGGAGATGGTCCAGGCGACACGCCACCACGTATCCGTGACCGCGGTCCCGGCGGTGCGCAGGATCTGCCCGCCGGCGGCGGTCGCCGCGGTGAAGGTGAGCCGGGTGGTGGGTGCGGCGAACGTGTTGTCCGGGGCCGACTCGACCCGGGCCGTGATGGACGGGGTGGTGCCTGCCGCGGAGAGCACGTGCAGCGCGGCGTGCATGCGCTTGCCCGCGGCCAGGGCGCCGAGGTTGAGACCGGTCCCGGTGCCGGTCGCGGTGCGCGGCGTGCCGGGCGGGTGGGCGAACTGCCCGCGCACCAGCGGCCACGCGGACTTCGCGGTGCTGGTCCACGGGGCGACCTCACCGACCGCCTCACCGACCTTGTAGTCCGCACGCAGCGCGCTGGTGAAGTACGCCAGGTCGCCCACAGCGGCGCCGTTGTTGGCAGAGATCGACCACGGGCCGACCCCGCCGAGCTGGGACCACGAGGCGTCGTCGACCTTGCTGGGGTCGCCTGCCTCCCACTGCCCCTCGGCTGAGATCTCTGCGGACGCGAGCCCGCCGAGAATCTCGGTCCATCCGGCGGACGCGTAGTTGGTGGCGTCTTTGCCCTCGACCTCGCTCGACAGCTCGACCTTGTTCGAGACGGACGTGAGGTCGAGGGCGACGGCGAAGGTACGGACGTTGGTCAGGATCGTCTTCGGCACGTCACTCCCCCTCCCTGCCCGGCGCCTTGCGGCGGGACTTGCGCGGCTCGGCCGTCTGCTCGGCGACTTCCTCGGCGACGCCGGACGCGACCAGGTGCGCGGCCTCCGCGGTCGGCAGCTCCGCAGCCTCACCCTTGGGCGGCCACGCCAGGCCGTTGCGCGAGGCGCCCTCGGGCATGTCGACCAGCATGCGAATGCGCATCAGCTGCTCCCTTCTCCGATCACCTTGATGGTCAGTTCGGCGCCGACGTAGGTGGCGCCGGCGTGCTCGTACCAGCGGTATCCCTGCACGCGCATCACGTGCAGATCGTGGGCCAGGCCGCCGAGCGCGTACTCACCGGGCGCCCCACGGGCCAGCTCGATCGTCTGCTTCAGGGAGGCCGGGCCCGAGCCGGACAGCATCGAGTCGAGCAGCTGCTGTGAGGCTCTGTCGTCGGCACTGCCGACCAGGACGCGGGCGGTGAAACTCAGCTCGTCCAGACTGCGCCCCATCGCCTTGTCGAAGTCCTGCTCATACTCAGCGACAAAGAAGTGCGGTGCGATCACGGAGTCGGGGACGTAGCCGGAGCACGTCAGCTTGGGCAGCCCGTCGGGCAGGACCACCGCCCTGGCCGCGTCGGCGAGCGCGTCGCGGACAGCGGAGATCTGCATGGGCCGCTCCTCAGAATCCCGGGATGATGTACGGCTCGATCAGGTTCCACACGTCCGGGTCCCGGCGGGACAGGTTGCGCACGCCCCACTCGGCCGACCCGATGATGCCCTCGGGCGAGTCCCGCCGTTTGTACAGCCGGGACGCCAGGATCAGCGCCGCCTCGTGGATGTCGTCCGGTACGGACGGCCACCCGAACTGGGCGCTCACGCGCAACCGGGACGTTGTCACGCCCCAGGTGCCGAGCACGCGCAGCAGGCCCGTGATCGGGCGGCCGTCGGCGAGCGCGTTGTCCGGGCTCGTCTCGTAGTCGGTGACCGCCGACCATGCGGCGGCCGATCCGGTCTGGACCACGAGGCCGGAGATGCTGCCGATGTCGTCGATCAGGAACAGTTCGCCGTCGTCGTTGTAGACGATGCGGCCGCGCGGGTTGAACGTCCGCTGCACGGGCGCCTGGTCGAGCCAGAACCTGCGCCCCGTGGTCTTGTCGATGCTCCGTGAGGCTGAGGCCCGGGCGCGGTTCAGGTCCGCGTCCCGGGTGTCGTCGTCCGGCTGGATGCCGAACTGGGACTTCAGCTCGTCGAGGGTGACGTATTCGTTGGCCACGTCACGCCTTGTCGGTGGCCCGCGCCTGGCGGCCCTTGGGCGGGGTGCTGCGCGGCGTCTCCTTCTGCCCGCCGGCCTCGGCGAGCGGCTCGCCGTCCGGGCTGAAACCGCGCAGGCGCAGCTGCTCGTCCACTGCCTCCACACGGTCTTCCTTGCCCTTGCGCCCGACGTAGCCCGCGCGCTCACGCAGCAGGGCAGCGACCATCGGGTCCTCGGTCTGAGGGTCCTCACTCATTGCTGTGCTCCCAGGGTTGAGGTGGACCGCGCGGGCCCGCCGGAGTCGAGGCGGGCCCGCGCGGCGGTGGGGATCAGACGCCCGTGAAGGCCGGCGTCACCAGGCCGGTGCCGCCGATCTTGCGGGCCTGGGCGTAGCGGGCGTGCGTGTACGCGAAGTAGCCGTATACGACCAGGAGCACGCCGAGGCTGGCGGCCTTGGTCTGCTCGGCCCGGATGTACATCGGGGCGTTCGGGTCCTCCCAGAGGTGGCACTCGGTGCGGTCGACGAGGTAGATCTCGTCCTCGTTGGTGCCTGCGCCGAGGTTGGTCGCGATGTTGTTGTCGACGACGACCGGCGTGCCGTTGGGCAGCACGCCCCGGATGCCGCGCCCGTAGGCCTCGGCGTAGTTCGCGCCGAGGGTCTGGGCGACGATGCCGGGCTGCGTGATGAGCGGCCACGTGGAGCCCATCGCGTTCTGCATCCAGTACCAGCGACGCGAGTGCATGACGGCCAGGTTGTCCCCGGACGCCATGTCGAGCATCGCGGACTCGACGCCGGCCAGGCCCTCGAGGACCTTGGGGTACAGCTCGGTCGCGGTGGGCGAGGCGTCGGTGTAGGCGACGGTGGTGGCCACGTTGGTCAGACCGTTGGTCGCCTGGTTCAGGAGCGTGCCGTCCAGGCGCGTGCCGTACCGGCGGAACAGGTCGTCCAGGACGACGGCCTCGACGCCGGCGCCGCGCTCGATCGCCTGGCGAGAGAGCGTCTGCTGACCGGCGTTCGTCTGCACCGCAATGGTGAGCAGCGTGTCGTCGATGTCCTGCTCGGTGACCGCCGTGTTCTCCGACGCCTGGAGGCCGGTGTCGGTGGACGTCGTGATCCGGGACAGGTTGACGGTCATGCCCGACGGCGGCAGGTCGTGCCGCGTGCAGGCGTCCGCGAACGGGCGCTTGGCCGCGGCGGCCGGGGCGTACATGTCGGTCAGGTACTGCGGCACCACCAGCCCGGCGAACGCTGCCGTACCGGCCGCGCGCACCAGCTGGTCGCCGCGCTCGACGCGCTCCTCCTGCATGTGCCGGGCCAGGCGGCCCTGCGCGTCGTAGTCGCCCATGAACGCGGCGGCCACGTCGCGCTCGAACTGGGCGCCGCGCCGGTCCTGGTCGGGCCGGTACGTCCGCTCGTTCTGGCCGACCCGGTGGACCTGGTCGTAGGCCGGCGCCCGGGTGGAGGCCGGGACCGTGCGCGCGGACAGCGCGGCGATCTCGTCCTCGCGGACCTGCTCGGCCTCCAGTTCGGCGAGCGCGGCCTGGCGGCGGGTGACCTCGGTGTCGGCGGCGTCGCGGGTGGCGACCCGCGCGGCGACGGCGTCCTCGGTCAGGTTGTCGTCGGAGCGGAGCGCCATGAGGGCGTCCTGCTCCTGCTGTCGTGCAGTGATCGCCGTGTCCAGGGCGGTGCGCGCCTGGGCGATCAGTTCGGCGAGCGTCATGGCTCGTCGTCCTTTCGTCGTAGTTACAGGGCGCCCAGGTCCAGACAGACGGCCACCCGAGGCCGTGGCGCCGGGTGGTCTCGTGCGCGCGGAAGCGCAGGGCAGTGATCCCGCCGGGCGGCGGGAAGATCAGGGGTCAGCGGGCGAGCGCGATTTTCAGCAGTGCCCGCGCGCGGCTGTTCACCGGCGCGGCCTCGGGCTGGCGCAGGCTCGCTCCGGTGTGGGGGTTGGCGCCGTAGCCGACGATGGCGACGTCGCCGCGGTGGATGTCGAACCGGTTGATCCGGTACTCGGTGTAGTCCGGGGACCACTGGCCCGACTCGATGCGGAACGCGAACGACATCTCGTCGATCAGGCCCGCGCGCAGCTTGGGCGCGATGTACGCGACGTCGTAGTCCGCGGGGTCCAGGGCGGGCGCGTGGACCGACAGGCCCGTGTCGTCCTCGGAGAGCAGCAGCGTGCCGGTGCTGGTGCGGGCCATGCGGCGCAGCTGGTCGTGGCCGAGGACGAGCGGCACGTCCAGGTCGGTGCGGGCGAGCGTCTCGGTCGCCGCGCCTGCGGAGACGATCTCGGTGTACGGGCCGAAGTAGTCCCACATCTCGTAGCCGCGCTCGTAGACCGTGGCGTGCCCGAGGAACTCCAGGGCGCCCGTGCCGCCGGCGGCCTCGCGCAGCTCGATGCCGGAGAGCGGGGCGAGGACTGCGGCACGGGATGCGGACGGCTCGCTGCTGCGTCGCTGCGAGGGCCGGTCTCGGCGCTGGCTGGTGTTGAGGGACCGTTCGGCCGCGGCGGCGGCGAGCGCGGGTGTGGTCATGACGGTGCTCCCGGTACGGCGGTCGTGGGTTGCGCGGGTACGGACCGTGAGCCGAACAGCCGGTCGAACTCGGCGAGTTGGTCCTCGGTGAACGGCGGCCGGTTCTCAAGCGCCCGGGCCTCGGACGGGGCCAGCGTCCGATTGGTGATCTGCGAGCCGAGGGTGCGGGCGCGGGCCTCGGGGTCCATGCGCAGCATGGCGTCCGTGTTCAGCTTCACGAACCGTGGGCCGCTGACCAGCTTGCGGCTGAACGCGTCCTCGCGGCGGCCGACGGCCGGACCGAGATTCATGATCAGGAACTGGAGGTTGCGCTGGCCGATGCTGGCGTAGGTGACGCTGCTGCCCGACACGGCCACGTCGATCAGGTCACCGGGGCAGCCGAAGAACCGGGCGATCTCCGAGGCGCCGTACTGCCGTGCGTCGAGGAACGCGCTCTGTGAGGCGACGGCCTGGATGGGCTTGTACTCCCAGTCGACGCCGTGGACGAACAGACCGGAGCTGTCGACGGCCGCGCGGAAGTTCTCGCGGGCGACGCGCGCGTCGTCCTTGCCCACGGTCTTGGAGGTGTTCTTCAGCTCGGCCAGGGGCACGGCTCCGGAGGCGAACCAGTCGCGCGCGAACTGCTGCGCGGACAGCGTCTCCTCGATCGTCCACGCCGCGTAGGCCACGGGGGACAGCCCGAGCGGCATGCCGGCCACGGTGTACTGCTTCTCGTGCCAGATCTCCCATGGCTCGTACTCGGTGCCGTTGATGACGAACTTGGTGATCGTCGAACCGCGGCCGCGGATCGAGACGGCCCCGAGTTCGACGAGTTCGATCCGCCCGGGCAGGCCGCGCCCGTCCGGGCCGATAACGCCGGTCCGCTCGGTGATGATCCCGAATGTGTTGCCCGCGCGGTCGAGGTCGAACTGGGTGGAGTACATCCACTCGCGGACGCCGACCTCGGATCCGCCGGGGACGACCAGGACGGGGGGCTTGGGCACCTCGACCTGGATCCCGTTGACGTACCGGTAGACGTCGATCGGGAAGGACGACACCAGGTCGGCGCGCAGGCGCAGGCACGCCCACACGGCGCTGTTGCGCAGCGCCGTGTCGTTGGTGACGGGCACTCGTCCGGAGCGCCGCTCCCGCGATTGCTGGAGCAGATCGGTCGCGGAGGTGATCTGCGCGTCCCGGGTGAACATCCTCTTCAGTCTCGACCCGACGCCCACGGTTCCCCCTCTCACGCGAACGAGTCCGCGATGTCGTAGTCCTCGATCACGTGCGGGCCCCGGATGAGCAGCGCCCAGCGGGCGAACGTGACGCCGCACAGGGGTGAGATGTCGACCAGGCTGTTCGTCCGGTCGAGCGTCCAGGCGTCCCCGTTGCGGCGCGTCCTGGCTCCGTTCACGGCGGCCGTGAGCGGCACCTGGTCGAGGTGCTGCACGCTGCCCTGGTTCATGGCGTCGGCCATCTGCCCGCACGCCTCGGTGATGTCTCCGGCCCGCATGACGGCCAGGTCGCCGCGCTTGGG